GTATGTTCTCTAGAGTCGCAAGTCAAAAGCAAGCTGCAAAGAACGAGCGACGAGATGCTACCTATGATTTTGGAACTAATCCATGTAGCGAGATCATCCTACGACCTTACCAATTCTGCAATCTATCGGAAGTTGTTGTCCGGTCAACCGATACGTTGTCAGACCTCAAACGAAAAGTACGTGTTGCGGCTATCCTTGGAACTTTACAGGCTACCTTAACTGACTTCCGTTACCTGCGTAAGGTATGGCAGAACAACACTGAAGAGGAAGCGTTACTTGGTGTGTCGTTAACGGGTATCATGGATCACCCAACACTATCAGGAAGGAGAGACAAAGGTGTTCTCAAAACTTGGCTTACTGAACTCAAGGAAGAAGCGATTAAAACTAATGCAGAATGGGCGAAACGCCTTGGTATTAATGTTTCTACCGCTATTACTGCTGTTAAGCCTTCCGGCACTGTGTCTCAGCTTGTTGATTCTGCTTCTGGTATCCATCCTAGATACTCAGATCAGTACATTAGACGAGTTAGAGCAGATGCAAGAGACCCGCTCTGCCAAGTCTTAGAAGCCGCTGGAGTGCCCGTAGAGGACGACGTAATGTCACCCAGTACCAAGGTATTCTCCTTCCCTATTAAGTCTCCTGACGGGGCTGTAGTAGCCTCTGAGATGGGTGCTATGGAACAGTTAGAGCTATGGGAGATCTATCAGGACTACTGGTGTGAACACAAACCGTCAATGACCTGCTACTACAGAGACGACGAGTTCTTAGAAGTAGGTCAGTGGTTGTACAACAAGTTCGATAAGATAAGCGGTGTTAGTTTTCTGCCTTATTCCGAACACACATACCAACAAGCACCTTATGAGCCTATTGATTTAGAGACTTATGAGACGTTGAAGGCAGAGTTCCCAGAGACTATTGAGTGGAACATCTCTGAGAACTCTGATATGACTGAAGGATCACAGACGTTAGCCTGTACAGGTAACAACTGCGAGATCTAATCAGTAAACAAACGGCCCCTGCCTAGCTGATCTTGAATGGCGGGGGTCATTCTTACAATCCTATCTATTGTTGCAATACCGGGCGTGTAGGTTTGTGTTGCTCTTAGCAGTGGATCAACATCGCCTTCTGTTAAAAGCCTACCAACACCTGTAGATGCCTTAGCTGCTGCTGACAACGGTGCAGGAGTAATACTAATAGGATCACCACCGTATTCTTGAGCGCGTATGTTAACAATACCACTAGTTATGTTAGACGCTAACTGATTCATAGTTGCACTAGCAACGCCTTCAGGAGTTAAAACATCTTCAAGATACTTATCGTTAGTAAAGTCCATTGTCTTACGAGCATCGTCCCAGATGCCTGCAATGACACCAAACAACGCAGTGTACTTAGCACTGTTCATCATAGCAGCCTTTGCCGCTTCAACGCCTTCCTTACTGTTGATGCCTTTCTCTCGAACCTTCATGATGTTAAGACCTACTTCGGTACGTAGGTTGTTAGCTTGCCTGTTCATGTATGACAACATGCTATACATAACACGAAAGTTAGGGTTATCGTTGTATGCTCTGGGCATAGCACTAGCACTGACTGGTTGCCACTTGTTCAACGAAGCGCCAGCAAAGTTAGTTACCCACCCGCTAGTCAAGTCTTCTTTCTTCAAAGCCTCTACTGTTTTATTAAACTCAGAGTCAGACAGTCCACGCATACCGGGATGTTTACGTAACTTGTCAAGAGACTTCTCATCACCCTTTTTAGCCAGTGTTATACCTCTTCGTATAGAAGTATTAGTTAGTATTTCCTGACCCATACGGTTAACTGTACGTACACCTGACAGGTTGTAAGCAGCTTCACTTACTTTATCTACCGTTTGTCCAAACTTCTCAGGGAGCTTAGCGTACCTTGCTGTGTCCAGAGAATCATCTAGTGTTTTCTTGGCAGCATTCTGTACTTCACCCATGTAACTGCTCAATCCTAACTGTTTGTTAGAGATCCACTTTCGTCCCTCAGTAGTTCCAAACTCTTTGTTGAACGTAGCAAGAACAGCTTTGGGTAATGTTTGTAAAAAAGGAACGATACCGTTCTGATAAACAGGAGAAGTAAAACCTTCAATAATGTTCAACACCGCGTTCATTGGATTAGCCAACAGAGCGGCAGAAATACCACGTCGAGCAACAGCACCAACTGCATCACCACCAGTCTTTGAAGCTATCAAAACACTACGCAACGCATCACGTAGGTTGTCAGCTACAGCAGACGGATCAGATACGTTACCTTGCCTTGCTGCTTGCTCACGAGCCTCATCTCTAACTTTTTTAATAACAAACTCTAGGCGAGACATAGGCTTGTCAGTATCGACAATTAACTTACGTGCTTCGTCCTCGTACTTAGACATGTCAAGGTTAAACCGCTTAGCCACAGCGTTAGCTACAGAAACATCTTTAGCCATAGTACGTAGAGAGTTAGTAGGATTATCGTAGTCAGAAACTTTTGTAGTGCCTGACGTGCCTGCTATGTTGGTAGTAGGGAAGTAATCGTCTACCTTATCAAAAGGAACAAAGTCAAGTTCACGTAAAACTCTAGACTCTACTTCTAAAATGTCAACAAGTTGCTTCTCTTCAGGTGTCTGAGCAAATTTTCTTGCTTGACCGAATGTTACTCTGTTACCCTCATCAATGTTTTTGTTCATCCGCAAAAAGAAACTTTTAAGGGTAGGATTACCTTCAAGCATTTCTGAGAATCTAGTGAACTCTTCACCGTCAAAAATCTCATCAACTTTGGCGTACTCTGTTCGAGCCATTGTCTCAGCATCTTCAACAAGACGAGCAGCTCTGATGCCTACATTCTTTTCAATCCACTCACGAGTGCCTAAGAACAACGCACCTCGTATTCTGCTACCTTCTTTGGGGTTTTCATGGATACTATCAGGAGCAAGATCATCGTCAACAACAGAAGTAGACTTACGTTGGTGTGTACTAGGGTCTAAGTCGCCCGTACCCGAAGAGGCACGACCACGATTAACAAAACCTTCTGCGCCGCCAATGTCAACAACAGCATCTTCTTCTTCAACAACTCTACGAAGAGGTTGTTCTGTTACCTCGTCTGCACCTCTGGTTAAAAAACGACCAGCTACGCCACCTAAAGCACCGCCTACTCCAGCACCAATAGCGGCACTTTCCAGTCTCTCTTCACCTTCGCCCGACAAGAAGCCATAAGCGGCACCTTCAGCAGCACCTAAACCAGCCGCTTGAGCTACTCGTGTTGCTCGTGACGCACCTTGACTAAGCTTGGCAAGAGCCGCTCCGGGTATGAACAGACTTGCAGCTAGTCCTGCAACATCTAGAGCGCCAGACATATAAGGATTATCTTCTTCAAAAGCTCTTAGCTGTTTTCGAGAAGTTGTAATAGCATCAGTCCAGTTCTCAGCTTCGCCTGTCAACAAACGTACAGTAGCATCTAGTTCATCACCAACGCCTACAGCAGACTCAACAAAGTCTACAATCCCTGATCTAACAGAGCTATATTCTTCAACCTCTGTTTCTTCAGGCTCACGCTCATACCAAGGAACGTATGCAGAATCAGGAACAGACTCACCAGCACCGTATTCGTACCATTCTTTAGCCATGATTTACCTCAAAGTAAGCTGACAATTTGATCGTTAGTAGCGCCTAAAGCTTTTAAGCTATCAATTATTTGCTTATCTGTTTGACCCCTTGCTCTAGCCGCCTGCACAGCCTGTTTAGAAATAGGCTCAATAAACTTAGGGGCTTCTTCCTCTTGTTCTTCCTGCTCAGGTTCTTCGCCACGCAAAGAAGCTAACTGTGCTTTTGTAGCATTTAACTTAGCACTGTGAGCATCGTTTAGTTTATCTTGCTCTTCTACCGCAGCTTTCTTTTGAATGTCTTGCTTTCTTGCAGGAGTCAACTCGTCAAACTCTCGACCATAATCACGTATAGCAAGCGTATTCTGCGTTGCTATAATATCGTTTCTATTAGGAGTTCCCGGACCGCTTGATACAAGATCAGCAATGTCACTTTCAAGACCGGCAATAGTGTTTTGTTCACGACCAACTTTGCTTATAACATACCTGTTTATAAGATCTTCAGCTTCGTCAATTAGATTAGCCGCTTTTTTTCTAGCAAGTGTGTTAGTCCAAGTACCGTTAGTTCTATAGCGCTCTTGTTCATCCTCTGCCGCAGATAGCTTATCTTCTACAATACCTGCTATTTCTTCAGGGACACCCTTTAACCTGTCTCTAACAGGCTTTACTTCACCTGCCACGTCATAACCTCGTTCTTTAATACGACGATCTCTTTCTTGCTTATCTAAAATAAACTGTTGTTGAAGAGAAGAAAATTTCTTAATAGCCTCAGCGTTTTCTTCGTCGCTTGCTAACATTCTATCTGTAGCGGCTTGTAAAGCATCTAGATCTTTTATCTGAAACAATGTCTGAGAATATTGTCGTGTTTGTGCATCGCGTCGAGCAACGTCTTCTGCTTTGTTTAGCTGTCTAGCTTCAACAATAACGTCTTCAAACATACCATCAAACTGAGTAAGATCTATATTAGGATTAGCCTGTTGTATTTTAGACATCTCCTGTTTCATTTTAGCTATAGTAGCCTGTTTATCCTCATCTGATAACTGCCTGTTTCTTTGTACAGCAAGTGCAGCATTTTTAAGATTGTTCAGCTCTGTCTTAGCAGTAATAGTTTTTTGAGTTTTATCTTGCTCACGCACAGACGCACCAACTCTAGCAAGAGACTTTCTAATCTCATCTGCTTGTTCAGGATTTTGTTGCATCAACGCAGTGTAAGATCCAACAGCTTCTTTGTACATTTCAGGAGTAAGCTCGCCAGCCAAAGCACTTTGTTCTAAACCAAACAAACCTTTCTGCAAAGAGGCTGCTTGTCTTTCTTCACGTCTACGACGAGGCGCACTTGCTATATCTTGAGCAGCAGTAAACAACCCCTGAGTAAACGCTGGCTGAGTAGCAGCCTGTACAAAACTTCTACCAAATCTAGCCATGATTAGTCTCTCCCAAACAGTCCAGCCAACAGACCAGTACCAGCAGCGCCTAACAAGTTAGCCTGTCCTAACGCTGAACCAAGAAGCGCATCAATACCTGACGCAGTAGCTTCACCAAATAACCCTGTACCGTACAGCTGAGCTTGTTGTTGCGCCGCCGCAGCAGTCTGACCGGGGGCTAGTGCCGACAACATCTGAGCTTGAGGTACATAACCAGCACCTAAGTACTGTTGACCCAATGCAGCCTGTTGTGCCTGTTCAGCCTGAGCTTGTTGCATAGCACCTAGCATAGCTCTGTTACGTGCTTCTTCCTGCGCTTGTGCCAATGCAAACTGCTCTGGTGCGCCACCAAACTGTGCTGTACGTACACCAAGACGACCTTGACCTGCTAAACGCTCCTCTAACGCAAGACGCTGACGTTCCTCTTCAGGGGACATTGTGGCTCTCATACGCTCATAAATAGCAGCTTCACGGTCACCAGTAGGCATAGCAGCTTGCTGAAAGAACTGACCAGCACCGCCAAACATTTGCTGTTGGAAAGCTTGCTCTTCAGGCGACAACGCCATTGTGTACTGACCTTCAGGACCAGCCATAAACTGACCACCTGTAGCGGTAGTAACAGTATACGGCCTAAAACCTGCTTGTTCGATTTGTCGTTGAGCAAGTTCCTCTCCAAGCCCTAGTCCACGCTCACCTATGTCACCTAAGCGATTGTAAGCAGAACCTAGAAGACCTAAAGCGGCAGCACCGCCAAGAGCTTCTCCTGCACCTATACCTAAAAGATCTCGAAAGAACTCATCCATTATAAATCTCCAGTGTTAAACCGTTTTGCCTACCAAGGCTAGTATGTTAATTTCTTGTAGTGATAGTGCGTTACCATCAATGTCAGCCTCTAGGCCAACAACAACAGTAGACCCACTGCCTGTTGCGTTAAGTGCTTTACGTACCACCTGCTGTGTAGTACCTGAATACTCATCAATGTTAAACTTAGCTACGTTAAACTCAGCACCAGCACCAGCAGAAGGCACGTTAAAAGCTACACTTCTATATGTCTTGTCAAAGTCGTAAGCAAACTTAATTGACGCTACTTCACCACTAGCACCGATAATAGTAGGCTTAATCTTTTTGATAAACTTAAGCTTTGATGCGTCACCAAACGTAAGACTAGGACTGTAGTACTTAAATCTAAACGACTCACCGTTGTCTTGGTAGCCTTTGTACTCGCTGATACCTTGATCACTGCCTATATATAACTTACCGTTTTGTAGACGCTCATATGCACTAAACACAGAAGAAGGCCAGCGTGTTACTCGTAAAGATCCATCCTCTAACGCACCACGAAGATCAAAGCAGTACGTAGTAGATTGACCTACAAATGTCAACAAGTAGAAGTTTTCTTCTGGGCTGTAAACTGTACGATAAAAACTGTTCTCGTCCTGTATTAAACTAATTAAGTCTTTAGTAATAGTTTTAGACAACGTACTGATAGGCATGGACTTTTCTTGTATTGTTCTGCCAAAGCTACGCAGTCCAGTATGTGATAAGAACAACACATCAGTACCCGTATGTTGGATAGTGTCTCTATCTACACACCCAACACCTGCTACAGTATCAGCCAGTGTCATGCTTGCTGGCGTCTCTGCGCCTTGGTAGACAACAATGCTGTGCTGTCCAAAGATAATAAGCAGTCCGTTGTGTGCGGCTAAAGCAACAATCTCGTCGTAGCCATCAGGCCATACTTTAGAGATATCAATGCTACCGCTTGTGCCGCCAGACCAGTGAAGACCGTTTAGCAAGTCAGACCAGTAAATAGTAGACTTATCAGTAGTAAAGTCAGCAGTCCAAAGACGACCATAGGCAGCAAGAACTTCATTACCGTACATAGTAGAAACAACACCATTAGAGTGCGTATGATCACTCATAGCTTCTACAGCCCCTGAAGTGTTGTCGTACACTAAAGGTTCGTATCCTCGTTGAAACATATAGATACGGTCATTGAAGTTAACAATCTTCCAGTTGTCAGCAGTAATGCTGTAACCACTAGGAGTTTCATCTACCAGTGTTGTAGTACCGCTAAGGATCTTGTTATTACCTACAGAAAAGATCTCAGTGTTACCACCGCTGTCTCTAAATTCTGCAATAGCACGTACAGGCTCATAGACATCTGGATTAGGTGTAGTGTTAAGAAGCTCTGACCTATCAGTAGTGAGGACACTGTAACCCTTGCGAGAAGCAATACGTCCACGCTTATCAATGATGGCGTTGTCTGCTATTTCTGCAAACGAAGGGTCTTGAGCAATAGGAGAGTCTTCTGTGTTGACTCCCTTAAACGCTGGTGCTACAAGATTAATGGTACTGAGTTGTTGTGCCATATTAGATAGTCCTAAAGATCATCTCTTCTGGGTGCTTTGCTGCATCAATAGCAATAGCGTCGGACAAGTACTTATCAGCAATAGCAAAGTACTCAGCAGTAGAAGTACCACCTGTCTCACCACGCTCACGAGCAAGTAGTGCTACAGCCAAGTGAATCACAGGTTTCTCTGGTACAAGTAGGTTGTCATCGTTAGCAGTCAACTCAGCTTGTCGCTTGATAACGTCAAACCTAAGTGTCTGAGCTTCAGTAGGACGAGGACTAACAAGTACCTGAGTATCACCACTAGCATCTAGACCGTCAAAGGTATAGTACCTAGGCGCACCTTCGATAACAGGGTTGATGTACAGTTGCTCGTTAAACCAGTCTTTTGTTTGGTAGGCTAAGTAGCAGTTTTCAGTGTCATTCAAAGCTGACATTACTTTTACATTGTCGCCACAATCAGTTAGTGAGTACTGACTATCACTAGCAACAGTAGTAACACTTATAGTTGTACGCAACGCAGACCAATCAGTTGACTCTTCTACCATTACTTTAGCGTCGTTAATAAAGTCACCAACCATCTTTGCGTAGGTAGATTCTGTAACGCTTGTTACTTCTTCTTCACGCAAACGGCGCAACACGTTGTTCATTATGTTGAGGTAAGTCATAGGTCAAACATTCCTTTCTTCCGCTTCTGAAGATTACTAACAATTAGACTGTCTAGTTCTCTAAGGTAATCTTTCTTAGGTGGTGCAATAAGTTGTTGTAACTGTACGGGTTGGTAACCTATTGAATATTTAAAATCTTTATAATCGTTAAATAAGCCGCTACGTTTTTTACCAGTGCCAGTGCCATCACCTTCATCTCCTGATCCGGGTTGGGTGCCGGTTCCTGTAGTAGGCGCATCACCTTCACCTTCAGTACCTGTGTCATCTGTGCCTGTAGTAGGCGTATCAGAAGGAGTTTCTGTACCGGGCTGCTCAGAAGTCTCTGGTGCTTCCTCTGTAGGCGTTGGTTGCTCTGTAGGCTGTTCTGTCGAAGGTGTTGGTTCTGTTTCCTCAGTAGGATCTTCAGGCTCTTCAGGCTCTTCAGGCTCTTGTTCTGGCATTGGAGCATCATCGCCGGGAAAGTCTGGAAGATCAGGAAGTCCTAAAATAATGTTTTCATCTTCGATTCTGACTCCTTGATCTGTATACACACCGTCTTCAGGATTTCTTCCTAAATAACCTTCATAAACTGCAGGATCAGCAAGAACATACTCACCTGTTTCATAATCAAGAACATAAACCTGACCGTTTTCAACGCGGAAAAAAGGAGATGGTGTTACTTCTTCTTCTTCTCCTGTTTCAATAGTATCTAAAGGAATAGTATCTCCAGTCTCTGCATCTTCATCGTCAACTGTACTGTCAGTAGGATCTACTACTACTTCCTCTTCTTCAGGCTGATCCTCTGTGGGTTCTCCTTCTTCTTCTGTAGGAGCTTCTTCACCGCCACCACCGGGTTCTTCCTCGGTAGGTTCTTCTTCAACAGGTGGAGGAATGTTAATAACGTAAACAATACCAGTCTCTGGATCGGTCCAAGTACCTGACTCAGTATACTCAGAAGGATCAACATTAGGGAATTGTTCGTTAAAGTCTGCTTCAGATATTGGTACTTGTACTACTTCTGGCTCTTCTTCTGGCTCTGGCTCAGGTGCTGGAGGAGGCTCTAAATCACCGGGATCTCCAGTAGGCTGTTGTGCTAACCATTCTTCATAGCCACCAGCTTCTGCTATTTCTTGAGCTATTCTTTCTAATTCTTCTGCGCTGGAGCCTTCTACAACAGTTTGAAGAGCTTCTATGGTTTCTGGATCAAGACCTTCAATTGTGCCTTGAGTTCCTGCCATAATAGCTACAAGAATGTCAAAAACAGAGTCTTCAAACTCCCCTGTTTCAAAAGGGTCATCACCTTGGTCTGGTAGATCAATGTCATCGTCCATACCAAAAAATCTTGCGTCTAAGCGTTGATCTATTAAACTTTGAGTTTGAGCGTCAGACATTCCCTGCATATTAACAGGGCCACGGGTTAGTCCTTGTTCAAAAGGAGTAGGAATAGTAGAAGTTAAAGCACGACCACCGGCCACGCCTGTCTGCCCTAAAGCTCTTTTTACAGCTTCAATCTGTAGCTCTATTAGCCTACTGCGATCATCGTTGTCAAATAATGACATATTACTTCTTCCAGTTAGCTAGACCACGGAGGCCAAACGATGCCGCTACTGCCGCACCAAGGAAACCTTTGTACCACTCAGGCATAGATTCTAAGGCAGCAAACCCATCCATAACAATAGGAACCATACTAGGGAAAAACGCTAGTACACACGGTATTGAAAACAACAGTGTGAACCATTCGTCTTTCCAAGAGTTGGCTGCGTTGTTAGCATGGATGTTTTCCCAGTTACCGTCCTGCTGTATAGCTACCATCTTAGCTTCATGAACAGCTTTCTTTTCTTCAGCTTTACGTTGGAAGTAACCACCAACAAGGTCTGCTACTGGGCCAATAAGGGTTTGAATCATCGGAAATACTCTGCAACAACAATGCTACCAATAATGAAAGGATAAATAGACAGAACCATTCGCTCTAACTTGTCAAACCTTTTAACACCTGAGTCAAGCTGACGTTGAATCATCTCATAGCGAACAAGGCATTCTTTCTCATGCCCTTCTAATCTTGCTAACAACTCTTCTGTCCTGCTCATCCTTTAATTTCCCTTACCACTGCCGAAACCAAACCAAAAGTTATTATTGAGAACACTACACCAAACAAAGTTAACAACATGTTTTCCTTTAGCTCTTGTTGTCGATATACAGTGTCTTGTCTTTCTTGTACTATCTTTCTTTTCAACTCACGAAACTCACGTAGCCCATCATCACCGTAGGCGTACCGAATCATTAACATGATCTCTCGTTGTTGCTCTTGTATCTTCTTCTTTCGTGCAAAGGCTTTTACTGCTTCTGCTTCTACACTCTTACTAAAAACTACTTTTCTAAACGGTGATACTTTTGTTGCTTTCTGTTCTTGATAGAGAACATCACTAGCATGTCCGTACCACGTAGCTATTTGCCCCATCGTATCTTCTACTGAGCGTCCAGCCTGAACCATCCCCTGCACCATGGCAAAGGCTTTGGTTGCCCCAGCAATGGCGGTTATGGGGTCGATCATTACGCGGCCTCATAAGAAATACTTATGTACATATCACTAGCACCGCTTGTAAGATCACTAACAACCAAACGAGTAAACTGTGATGAAGAAGTAATAGACCTGATAAACTGTATGTAATCAGTGTTGTCAATAATTTGAGGAACAAAAGGACCGTCAGTTCCAGTTGCTACCTGAGACGCATACAGCGTACCCATCCAAAGCATGTTCGGAGATCCTGAGTCATAAGCAGTAAAAGGAAGATCTCTTACGTAAATGTTTCCGCTCATGCCAGTGGTAGTAATGTCTACTAGTTGAATAGTTACGTGAACCATTCGGCCTACTTTAGTGTAACGACCGTTTGCTGTACCTACCGATGCCGTGTTACCACCAGAAAAGTTATCAGCCACAACAGGCGTAAATATACCTGTTACGTAATCAGGAATAGCTGTTAACCCATCTACCAAGTTAAGTTCAGCAGTAGTAGCAGTAACGCCATCTAACTTATTAAGCTCATCAGCCGTAGCAGTAACGCTTAAGTCAGATAGTGAGCTAACAGTACCCTTAGCGTCTAACTGTGTTTGAATGTTAGAAGTAACACCGTCAACAAAGTTAAGTTCAGCAGCCGTAGCAGTGACACTCAAATCAGACAGAGAGCTAACAGTACCCTTAGCGTCTAACTGTGTTTGAATGTTAGAAGTAACACCATCAATATAGTTAAGTTCAGCAGTAGTAGCAGTAACACCATCTAGCTTATTAAGTTCAGCAGCCGTAGCAGTGACACTCAAGTCAGACAATGAGCTAACAGTACCCTTAGCGTCTAACTGTGTTTGAATGTTAGAAGTAACACCGTCAACATAGTTAAGTTCAGCAGTAGTAGCAGTAACACCATCAAGAATATTAAGCTCAGTACCCGTAGAGGTAATGGTTGTACCGCCAAGGCTCAGTGTTGTAACAACAGCAGTAGGCAGCGTTGCTGTACCTGTAAACGTAGGACTAGCTGTGTCAGATTTAGAGTTTACTGCTGTTGCAATAAGATCAAACTCGTCTTCAAACTCAGCGCCTTTAATGACCTTATTAGGATCATTAGTAGGTAGTCCGTCTTTTTCAGCGAAGTCCGTAGCCTTAGTATAATTACTCATAGCCAAACTCTCATAGGTTGCTCAGGGTTTACACCGTGTGTCTCGTCCAGTGCCTCTACAGTCTCACGTACAGCATCTCCCACGAGTCTGATATTGATGTGCCAACCTGCCATAGCTTGCATTTCAGGATATTCGTTACCTTCCTCGTCAGTCAGCATAGTGCCTGTTGGCTCGTGCAGTGTGCCTACGACTGAAATAGCGTAGTCGTGTGTATGAGTTACTAGGTAGGGATCGCCGTCTGCTACCTGAGTTTCTACGCCTTCCTCGTCTATCTGAGTCACGTAGTCCTGTCGGTAGAACGCTGAGAGTACAGTCGGCATATCTGACTCAGCCGATAGTCGTAGGTAGAAGTCACGCTTTGGTGCTTCGATGATTACTTCTTCTGTCATGATGTTAGATCCTGTAGTTGTGCGTTAGTCAGGCGACGTGGGTAGTATTTGATGGACTTGATGTGGCCGTTTAGATAAAACTGTGTAGCGTTTTTTATTCCGCCTATATGCAAGTCTGTAATTCCAGTTTGAACAACGCCAGAAGTGTCAGTTGTTACCGAACCTCCATCCAAAGATGCGGCAAAATCGTTTTGTTTGTAAGCGCCAGCTATCTTATTTAATTGATCTTCCGTAGAAGAACCTAAATCAAGACTTGCCTGATCTGTTCCGCCAGACTTTACAAACCAATGCTTACTAGTCGATGATGACGAATAAAGTCGGTCATTGTTGTCTTTCGCCAACTCAAAGACACTGCGTATTGTTGAGTCTACTTTTATGGGAAGATACTCAGCAACCACAGAACCAACCTCAGTGTTATACCCAAAGTCAGCCACGGGGATAGACGCTACATCGGCAGATCTATCCTTACCACTAGCAGTGCCTTCGTTTTTCATGTAACTGGTGGGGAATAAGCCTTCCTCGACTTGAGCGCCCCAAATGTAGATACCGCTAGTGCCGTCTCCAGCAAAAGAAACACAATTAAAGCTGTTTATTGAAGTTCCGTCGCTAATTCCAACAGTAAAATTTACCGACCCGCCATCAGATGACGTAATTACGGAAAGTCTCCACCAGCCATTACCAGCGTCTTGTACACGGTAGTTAGAAGTTGTCGGTGTACCTCTGGTGGAAGTATCAAAAACACTGCCGTCATCTAAATCAATAAATACAGAATATCCCGTATTTGGACTCGAATCTAAAAGCCTAATGCCGCCGTATTTATATTCTGCTTTTTTTAAGTAAACAGAACCTACTACATTCGTTGCTCCAGAAACAGTAGCGTCTTCTTGAATAATTTGTGTTCCTGTCCCTGAGGTAGCGAAAAGTTTCCAAACGCTATCTGACATGCTTGGAGACTCTGTTAAGCCTGAAGTGAGAGACGTGTCGCCTTTTTGTCCGTTAGCCCAACGACCTGATTGAACAGTAAAGTCCTCAGAGTAAGTCAGCAGATTAGTCCTAGGCTCCTCCACCAGCAAACCCAGCCTGTTACCGTCTGCATCCCACTCTACACGGGGGACGTTATCGGGATGCTCGAAGAGCGTTAGGGTTCCGTCTGGTTGATCAAATAGGACTTCTTTGACGCTGATGTTGTCTAACGTAATTGATTCTCCGCTAATTATACCGTCTACGTAAAATGATAGTGATGACGCGGTAGATGTCTGCACCCAAGAAATAGTATGAGTTCCTACTGCTTTATTAAGGGGTGCATTTCCTGCTGTTGCTAACCAAAAATTAGACGCCTGAGACGCACTAATAACTTCATACGTAAGCTCGTAAACTTTTCCTGCTTCTAACGTACCAGTGCTTCCGAAAAAATTTCCGTAGGTTTGTCCGTTATAGGCTACATTTAAAGCGTTAGATGACAAAGACAAAGAATAAGCACTAGAAGTCCACCCAGAAACATCACTATTAAACGTTCCATTGTCTACAAGCTCAGACCCATAGCTAACAGGGCGCAGCGCATGGCCCCTAGATGCACGGGTAAACGTAATTAGATCTTCGTAGTTACTGTTAACTTTCGTACCCATTATTCGCTCCAGTTGTTCACTACGAATGAGTTAGTGCCAGCGCCTTCAAAGGTTAGGCTCAGGGATGGCTCTAGCGATGGATTGGTTGCCTCTACAATACCAGCGTCACCTAAGTCTTTGTCCCAGACACGGAACTCTGAGATTGTTCCCATGTACTCATAGGCTAGATCCAAGTCAGTGCTAGAGAGATCAGGGAGAGCCGTAGGGGTTGTGTCAGCCGTCATAGCTACACCATCTACTGCGCCGTTCAAGAATGTTGATCCGTGGCGTGAGGCGATGTTGTAGGGGATTAGGATGTCTGGAGAAAAATAATCTTCACGGACATAATCAAATACGCCCAAAGCATCTTGCATAGTCATAAAATGCCCATCACGAGTGCTTTGTGTATCAATCGAATTTTTTATAGAGTTGTTCCCATCTTGATACCACCTAACAAAAGAAACTCCTAGAGAATTAGTATCAGCATATGACACCCTACCTTCCATGCCGATAGAGACAGCTATGTCTTCAACTTTTTGGACGCTGATATTATCTATTAAGGCTTCAGAGTTGTCGGAATTTATCCTAAACATTACGCCGTCAGTAGTTGTGACGACTACCGACTTTTCACCAGAACCAACGAAATAAGCAGTGCTTATATAAAGAGTGTTAGGATGGTTTCTTGTTAAGAGTCTAGTTCTAGTGCCTGAAACTAATGTTTGATTCCAACTAATTTTATAGCTACCAGAAACATTATCTGTACCATCTAAAAACTGTGTTAATTGAGAGCTTGGTTGCAAACGCGCTGATTGAGTAGCCGTGTCATAAGTCACAGTACC